AACAGGCTTTGTTATACGTCGCAGACGCAGAGGCACTACGCGACAGATTGGAGCGCAGTAAAGAGTTTGAGGAGGCTATGCGTGAAGCCCCTACCTTATAGTCCCCATGACCTTGATCGCACGATAGACAGGCTTACAGCAGTCTTGGAGGATGAATTCGGTGATGACCTAGCTGGATGGGGAGCAGCTACTCTAATACTACTGTCAACAATAGTTGATATGACAGGCGTGGATAGACAAGAGATTGCCAATCACATACTGCAACCAACTATCAGGGGGGATTTGCAATGACACCAGAAGAAGCTAAAGCGTATATCACTTGGTTTAGGAATAACCATTTGCCCAAAGAGTCTGATTTTGTGCAGACAAGTTCAGGTAGAGAAATCAAACTTGATGATTTAAATGACGATGATGCTTTATTTGTAGCGCAGCAGTTTGAAGCAATGTTTGACGCAGCTATCCGCGCAAGGGGGCAGGTATGACTGACCGCGAACTATTGCAGCAAGCGTTAGATGCACTGGAGTTGACTGGGGTTGAATATTTGACATCACAAGAAATTGAGCATCTTGACGCACTTGAAATAGCACTCCGCGCCAGACTAGCGCAGCCTGAGCATGAATGGGTAGGGATGACGAATGCTGAATACGAATCAATGGCAGAGCAGTATGTAACTAACTGCTATTTCGACACACTGAAATACGCAAAAGCCATTGAAACCAAACTAAAGGATAAAAATTATGACTAGCGTAAACACAGATGATTTTTCACCAGAGGTTAGAAATGCAGCATGGTGGTCAGGAGACAGTCGCTTAGCAGCTAATGGTAGAGCCGCAGATGCCATTCTTGTTAAGCAGGGGAAGAAGCAGCCGCCTGATCTATCTGAAGTGGAAGAAGTCCAGATGGGTAAGGTGATGGAACCAACCATTGCTAGACTATTCCAAGAGAAGCATAGGATTGAACTGAAGGATGCAGACTATGTTCTATCGCATAAGACTGAGCCGTGGCTTAAATCTCATTTTGACTACATCTCAGCAGATGGACGAATACTCGTTGAATGTAAAAACTACAACGCTGGCGTTCTGTCTAAGTTCGACGAAGAAACAAACATGGTTCCTGCTGCGGATATGGCGCAACTCGTTCACGAAGCGGCCTGTCATAACGTGGATGAGATTTATCTTGCGGTCTTGTTTGGTGGACAAAAGTTCAGAACATTCCACTTCACCATCACGCAGGAGATGAAGGATGAGCTTGTCAAAGAGATGGCAAAGTTTTGGGGCATTGTCGTATCTAATGCCGAGCCGCAGCCTAGTGATGTTGAGTCCACAAAGCTTATCTGGCCTGTTTCGAGTGAAGCGACGGCAACTGCTACAGGCGCGGTGGAACAAGCTTGTATTGTTCTTCAAGAGTACAAGGCACGTATCAAGCAGCTTGAGACAGAAGCGGAGAAAGTCGAGGTTGCGATACGGGAATACATGGGTTCGAAAGGTTCGCTGGTTACTGTGGATGGAAAGACGCTTGTAACGTGGCGTAACTCTAAACCTAGCAAAAAGTTTGCGTCTGATTTGTTTCAGCAAGCTATGCCAGACGTTTACCAGAAATTTGTAATTGAAATGCCCGGCAGTCGTAGATTTTTACTTAAATAAGGGGATGAGAATGAATGTATATCCAACGTCAATTCATCAGAAAGATGGATTACAACTAAGAGATTTATTTGCAGCAGAAGCTATGAAGCCTCTTATAACTATTTTTGATACTGACCCAAGTATTGACGATTCAAACCATAGAAGAATATCTGTTGCAGAAGCTGCCTATTTACAAGCAGATGAGATGATGAAAGCGAGGTCAAAATGAGCAACATAGTTCCGTATCAAGACATAGAAAAGATGGCAATAGCAGTCGCTAAGTCTGGATTGTTTAACGTCAAGACAGCAGAGGAAGCAATGGCACTAATGCTAGTAGCACAGGCAGAAGGATCACACCCTGCTATAGCTGCGCGTGACTACCATGTCATACAGGGTAGGCCAGCATTAAAAGCAGACGCAATGATGGCTAGGTTCCAGCAAGCTGGTGGCAAGGTTGAATGGACGGAGTACACAGATGATCGAGTTACTGGTGTTTTTAGTCACCCCGCTGGCGGGAGTCTTGCTATTACTTGGACTATCGAGATGGCAAAGAGCATCGGATTGGTTAAACCGGGTAGTGGATGGCATAAGTATCCTAGAGCCATGCTCAGAGCTAGAACTATCTCAGAGGGTATTCGATCCGTATATCCCGGCTGTGTCGCAGGTGTTTACACGCCAGAGGAAGTATCGGACATGGAGCCGCCAAAGCACCATCAGGAAGTCAACATGGGCAAAGCGGAAGTCGTGGTTGAGGAAATAAAGAAAGCGAAAGAAAGAAAAGAAGGTGAGATTTTTTTGCCACTGTACGTGCCGGGGATAGAGGAGCCGTTCAGCGAATCAACGGATTTAGCAGAGTGGGAGATTTCTTTTCACGACATGGTTCACAAAATAAAGGCAAGCCAAAAGCTTAGCGGTGATACCAAACGCGACAAACTAAAGATGCTTAAAGACGCAAATACCGAAGTAATAGATAAATTGGAAGCACCTGCAAAAATGAAAGTCATGGCTGCTGCAAACTCTCTGGAGGAAGTATGAAGAATCACAACGAACGTCCCGGCAAGGGAGTGTTATTCACTAACGACAAACGCAAGACAGATACACAGCCTCACCTTAAAGGTGGCTTCACTGCTGACAGAGACATTAAGGCTGGTGAGTGGGTAAAGCTTGCAGGATGGCGTAAACCTACCCCAGTAGGTGAGCTTATATCACTGGCAGTGGATAACTTCATGCCTGATCCAAACTACAAGAAACCTTCTGAGGGCAGCACAGTACGTGAGTACAGTCCTCATGATGATTCTATCCCATTTTAGCATTTTGACAACTTGTCATTTGCAAGCGTCATGACTTTGTTTTACCATTGGATATTCAATGGAGACAAACATGAAACTCAAAAAGAACGCAGTTGATATTGTTGGTCAAAGATTTGGAAAGCTTGTTGCAATAAAACCTGTTGGAAGGCAATCAGGAAAAATTGTTTGGGAGTTTTTGTGTGATTGTGGAAACACCGCTCAATACATGTCTTGGATGCCTCGCACTGGATCTGTTGTTTCTTGTGGTTGTTGGCGAAAAAGAAGGGATGGTCTTGCTACAACTAGGGCTTACCAAATTTGGAAAAAGATGATTAAACGATGTGATAAAGCAAATGACAAAGATTATCCAAACTACGGTGGCAGGGGTATTCGAGTATGTGAAAGATGGAAGTTTTTTGAAAACTTTTATGAAGACATGGGGGAAGCGCCAAAAAATACAACTCTTGATCGTATTAATAATGCTGAAGGGTACTCAAAGGAAAACTGCCGATGGGTATTAAATAAAACCCAACAGAACAACAAGAGAACCAATGTCAACATTACTTACCTAGGAATCACATTAACGATTTCTGAGTGGGCCGAAAAACTTAACATTGGATATTCAACATTATGGAGAAGGCTGAAAAGAAACCTGCCGCTAGAAAAAGCTCTAGTACCTCACCGACTCAACGGTCACTCAAGTATTTGCGGGAACAAGGGTATCACTGTGAGGTAGTTGAAAGATGGAATCCGTGGACAAAACAAAGGCGCGATCTTTGGACATGGTGCGACATTCTTGCTATCCGCAAGGATGAAGTTCTGGCGGTACAGGTAACGGCCTCTGCTGTTGCTGACCGCATAAAGAAAATTCAAGATTCAACCACGGTTGCGCTAGTCAGAGATGCTGGCATCAAAATTCATGTGCATGGCTGGCGTAAGAACAGTAAAGGCAGATACGTGATTAGAGTGGAGGATATATCGTGAATGCTGCAAATTTTGATAAATCTGAACGGTTGCAGAAAGTAGCAAATCTTTTGGGGCGGGGAGGGGAATACACAACCCTAGACATTATCCAGAAGGCGGGAGTGTGTGCAGTTAATAGCATTATTTCAGAACTCAGAGCTAACGGTTACAGCATTGACTGTCAGCGCAGGGCAGACAAATGGTTTTATAGGATGAACAAATGAAGCCAATTACTAAAGAACGAATAGAGGCAAAGGTTGAGCGAATACCAGAAGGCGGTTGTTGGATTTGGATGGGCGCAACACAGGTGCGTGGTTATGGAGAAATCATCTCTAATAACAGAAAGTATTTAGCGCACAGGGCGAGCTATGAAGCATTCATTGGTGAGATACCAAAAGGTATGCACGTTTGTCATGCTTGTGACAATGTTTATTGCGTCAATCCAGCACATCTTTTTTTAGGCACTCAAAAACAAAACCTTCAGGACATGGCTAAGAAAGGCAGAAGCACGATTGGAGAACGAAATCCAAGAGCCAAACTTAATGAGATGCAAGTTAAAAACATTAAATACTCTCTATCTCTTGGAACAAGTATTTCTCTTATAGCAAAACAACATAACGTAACAAGCGGCGCAATCAATTTAATCAAACAAGGAAAACGGTGGATTCATGTCAACTAAAATACTAATAGCCAGCCCAATGTACGGAGGCCAGTGTTACGGCTTCTACGCTCAGAGCTTGCTACATCTTAATAATCTTTTACGAGATAACAATATAGAAAGCATGATGTCATTCATGTTTAACGAGAGCTTGATTACTCGCGGCAGGAATGCACTAGCGCATGGCTTTATGAAGACAGATTGCACACATCTATTCTTTATTGATGCAGACATACAGTTCCATGCTCCTGATGTTCTGCAAATGATTGAAGAAGACAAGGATGTAATCTGCGGAATCTATCCCAAAAAAGAAATTGATTGGAATGGTATTAAGAATGCAGTAGATGCTGGAGTACCTGTAGAACATCTGAAATACTTTACGGGTGCTTTTGTGGTCAACCTTAAAAATTATGAAGGTTCTGCCACTGTGCCTGTTGATAAGCCCGTAGAGATATGGAATGGCGGCACTGGATTCATGTTGATTAAACGTGAAGTGTTTGAAAAGCTAAAGCCGCTAGTGCCGTGGTACGTCAACGATGTTCTTGATCTGTCTGGAAACATGGGAGCAGAACAAATCAGCCAGTATTTTACTGAAAGTATAGAGCCAGAAACTAAACGACTTCTGTCTGAAG